ATCCGCGACATCGCGGCATCGGTTCCGGAAACCATATTTTCGGTGAACTGTTCAAAATGATGACCGGCGTCAACCTCGTGCACGTGCCGTATCGCGGCATTGAGGCGGTCCACCCAAGTCCAACCAAGTCCAGCGGTGTCGGGCAAGCCTTTGATATTGCGGAAAATCGGTCTATCCTGGTCCAGCGTGGCCCGGGAGCGTCCAGCCCTATCCACGCAACACTTCCGCAACACCGAGGATAGACTATGGCCCGCCGCCCCCGTTCCAGCACACTCGAAACCCGCACCAACCGGCTCAAGCTGCCGCTGCGGAAGAGGCCGCACGGCTTCGTCACCATCGCGCCGGGCATCGCGCTCGCCTATCGCAGATGCAAGGGCGCGGGCCGCTGGATCGTCCGCTGCGCCGATGGTCGCGGCTCCAGCTGGCAGAAAGTTTTTGCCGTCGCCGACGACTTCGAGGAAGCGAACGGCGAGAGCGTCCTCGATTTCTGGCAGGCGCAGATCCGCGCCAAGGAGTTGGCGCGCGGCACCGTCGACACCGGCCGCCCGATCACCGTCGACGAGGCGCTCGACGCCTATGCCGCGCATCTTGCCGCGCGTGGCGGTCTTGCTGGCAACGTCTCCCGCGTCCGCCACCATCTGCCGCCAGCGCTCGCCGCCAAGCCTGTGGCGTTGCTGACGCCGCGCGAGCTTGAACACTGGCGCAACGCCCTTCCCGTCAAACCGGCAACCATCAACCGCATGGGCCACGTCGTAAAGGCGGCGCTCAATCTCGCCGCCAAACACGATCCGCGCATCACCAACGTCAACGCATGGAAGGTCGGGCTTGCGTTGCTGCCCAACACGCATCGACCGCGCAACACGATCCTAAGCGACGCGCAAGTGCTGGTGCTGATCGAAGCCGCCAACGCCGACGATCCGGCCTTCGGATTGTTTTGCGAAGTCGGCGCGGTGACCGGCGCGAGAGTGTCGCAAATTACCGCGCTCGAAGTCGGTGACTTACAGAGCAACGGCGAGGGGCCGCGCCTGTTGATGCCGTCGTCGCGCAAGGGCCACGCTGGAAAGCGCATCGAGCGCAAGCCGGTGCCGATCCCGGCGAGCTTGGCAGCGCGGTTGCGGCAGGCGGCCCGTGACCGGGATGGCTCCGAACCGCTGTTGCTGCGAGCCGACGGCAAGCCTTGGAGCGCCACCAGCGCCGATCACCGCATGCCGTTTGCACGCGCCGTGGCCCGCGTCGGGCTCGATCGCAAGACCGTTTTTTACAGTTTGCGGCACAGCGCAATCGTCAGGCAGATTTTGGCTGGCACGCCGCTGCGCGTCGTCGCCGCCGCCTGCGACACGTCCACGGCGCAGATCGAGCGCACCTATTCCGCTCATATCAGTGGCCACGCCGACGCGGTGCTGCGGAAGGGACTGCTCGACACCGCGCAACCGGCCGCCGACAACGTCGTGCTGCTCTCCGCGGGGCGGTGGTGAAGAAAAAGAAGAAGAAGAAGGCACAGCGCAAGCTCTGGCGTCCGCTAAAGGCTTGGGTGCCGCACGAATGGACGACCATGCACGAGGCGTGGTCGCGCATCTTCGCGTCACTATCCAACAACATGCCGCTGACAAGGCGGGACCTGAAAACAGATCTTTTCGCCGGACGGCTTGTCGGTGCTGCGCGTGTTACCAACAAAAAGGAAGGGACCGAGCAGTTCATCGTCTTCGACCGGGACTTTTGGAAGCCTGTCGAGTTTCCATATGCGTGGAACGTGACCGGATGGGACGAGCACTACCGCGAAGGCGAGGAGTGGCATTTCTTCGTGCGCCGTCGCGAGCTTGATAAGCGCTATCCCGCCGCCGCAAACGCAATGCCGAGCGAGCGCCCCGCCGATAGCATGGCACCGCCGCCGCGCCGACGTGGGCCGGTGGTGACGCACGATTGGTTTAGCATCTGCGGCGAGATCGCCCGCCGCTGCATCGATCCCAAGACCGGCCGCGTGCGCGTGCCCAAGAAAGGAAGCTCGATTGTCGGCGATATGCGTAAGTAGTGCGAGAATCAAGGCTTGGCTGCACCGGCTCGCAGCGAGATGAGTGAAGCGGTTAGACGTGTCTGCGCGGCATTACAGCCCGCAGAAAAGTAATTCCGGAAATCTCCAGACAACCAATCGTCCAGCTTTGTCTATCTTCGTCGAAACATTTCGACGGAGTGCGCGACCATGGCCAGACCGGAGGTGACCGGGCGCAAGACGAAGGCGACCGGCGGCATCAGCAAGAAGCAGCGGCGGAACCGTGGCCCGCCGACGCACGCATTCACGGTCGAAGAGTTCTGCGACGCGCATCGTATCTCGCGGGCTCGCTATTACGAGTTGAAGCGGCAAGGGTTGACGCCGGTTGAGATGGTCGTCGGCCGACGCCGCCTGATCTCCTACGAAGCGGCGGAACGCTGGCGGCGAGCAAGGGAGGCCGCCGCGCAGAATGCTGCATGAAAAATTTCGAGAGGCCCAGCTGCTCACCGAGCCTCTCGTTTTGCGTATCGGCTGGGAGCGTGTGGCGACGCCCAGCCGGTGTCTCGGAGAAGTTAAAGGTCGCCACCCATCGCAAATGGAGAAGCGACATGTCGCTTTATACTAAAGGCCCGCCGGGGCCGTCTAGCCCGGCAATCCCGCCCCTCACTGGCAAGACGGAACGGCGGCGCTCGGCGTGACGCCGGGCGTTCGCCGCTTTCTCAAGCGAGAGGACACAAGCTCTCGCTCGACGAAGCGGCACCGAAAAAATGGTCCAGCACCCGGTGTTTCCTATTGAGCGGATTCGCGTCGGCGAACGCCACCGGCGCGATATGGGCGATATCGCCGGGCTCGCGCAAAGCATCGACGAGGTCGGGCTGCTGCAACCAATCGCGGTCACGTTCGACGGGCATCTTATCGCTGGCGAGCGCCGTCTGCGTGCCGTCGAGCTACTCGGCTGGAAGACGATTCCCTACACGCCGATACCCATCAACCTCAATCAGATTGTGCGCGGCGAGTTTGCCGAGAACACGATCCGCAAGGACTTCACGCTCTCAGAGGCCGTCGCCATCAAGCGCGCGCTCGAACCGCTGGAGAAGGCGGCGGCGAAGGAACGGCAGGGCACCCGCACCGACAAACATCCGGGCAAGTTGCCCACAAGTTCGACCGGCCGGGCCGCCGACAAGGCTGCGAAGGCCACCGGCATGGCGCGGCGCACGCTGGAGAAGGCGGAGGCCATCGTCGATGCCGCCGAGGCTGAGCCCGACAAGTTCGGCAAGCTGCTCGTGGACATGGACCGCACCGGGCGAGTCAATGGCGTCTATCGCCGACTGAAGATCGCCAAGCAGGCCGAAGCCATCCGCGCGGAACCGCCGCCGCCACCGAGCCGTGGGCCGTATCGCGTTGCCGTCGTTGATTTCCCCTGGCCCTACGAAGATCGGCAAGAGGATCCATCACACCGCGCCGTGCATCCGTACCCGTCGATGTCCATCACGCAGATATGCGAGACGCGTGCTTGGCTGCCAGGGCTGATGCACAGCGATGCGATTCTCTGGCTGTGGTGCACCAACTACTACCTCGTCCGGCATGCCGGGTCAGTGCTCGACGCGCTCGGCTTCACCGAAAAGACGATTCTCACCTGGGTCAAACCCACCTTCGGCTGCGGCGACTGGCTGCGCGGGCAAACCGAGCATTGCGTCCTGGCCGTGCGCGGCAACCCTACCGTCACGCTCACCAACGAGAGCACGGTGCTGTTCGCGCCAGCGCGCGGCCACAGTGCGAAGCCGCCGGAGTTCTACGATCTCGTCGAGCGGCTCTGCCCTGCGCCGCGCTACGCCGATCTGTTTTCGCGCTACCGGCACAACGACAAATGGGACTGCCACGGCGACGAGGCACCGCCGCATCCCTTGGACATCCCCGCGTGCTTGCGGAGGGCCGCGCCATGAGCTTCGCCGAAGCTTCTGTGCTTCCAACCGCACTCGCTTTTGCGCGCGATCAGCATGCAGTCTTCGCGGTGAATTCGCCGGTCGAGTATAAGGGCGGGTTACGCTGTTCCTGCGGCAGTGATAATCGCGGCAAACCATGCGGAAGGAATGCCGCGAAACACCCTTACGGGAAACTTGCTCCGAACGGGCTGCTTTCCGCCACCACCGAGAGCGGCGTCATCAAACATTGGTTCGGCTATCTCGCGCCGCAGGCCAATCTCGGCGTCACGACCGATCGGCTGGTGGTCATCGATGTCGATCCGCGTGACGGTGGTGACGAGAGCTTCCAGGCGCTCGAACGCGAACACGGCGCAATGCCGCCGACGTGGCGGGTATTGACCGGCGGCGGCGGCGAGCACGTGCTGTTCGCTTGTCCCGACGGCGTCGAGATATCGAACGTCGTCGCCAAGCTAGTGCCAGAGCCGCCGCTTGGGGCTGGCATCGATGTGCGTGCCCGTGGCGGCTATATCGTCGCCCCACCCTCGCGGCATATTTCCGGCCGATCATATACATGGTCGGTCGACCATCACCCTGCAGACGTGCCGCTCGCACCGGCACCGGAGTGGCTGATCGCGCGGCTGACGGCGCGCGGCACGGCGACCAGTCCCGATGGCGGGGCCCCAGCTCCCGAGCCGCTTCCATCTGACTTCTGGGCGCAGCTCACACGCCACCCGATCACGGAATACTGCGACGACGCCGCCACCCGGATTGCCGGTCACCTCTTCTGCCACGCGTGCAACTACCAACTTGTCCTCGGTCTGCTGCACGCCTGGAATTTGCAAGCGTGCAAGCCGCCGCTCGACCCCGAAGAACTCAACCGCATTGTCGACCGCATTGCTCTCCGCGAAGCCGCGCGCATCGAAGCCCAACTCAAAAACGAGGCGAACAATGAGCGATGAACAACCATCCGCACAGCGACAGTATGAAGGGGCCATCCGGCAGCGTCGCACCAGGCGTGACAAACCAAAGGCACCGCAGACGACGACATTGCCGTCGCCGGGTATGCCGATGGCGGTGGCCCGGCTGTTCATCGAGGAGCGCTGCCAATGCGACGGCGTCCCCACGCTGCATCACTGGCGCGGAACGTGGTGGCTGTGGCGTCGCTCGCATTGGCGAGAACGGGAGAATGACGAGGTACGCTCGCTGCTCTATGCCTTCACCGACAACGCGCGTTATTTCAACGCCGAGGGGGAGCTTGTGCCGTGGGCACCGAACCGCAAAAAAATTGGAGACCTGCTGGAGGCGCTCGCCGCCATCACCATCCTGAGCAACGACATCGATCAGCCGACCTGGCTAGATGGCCGGTCGACTGGCACCATCGTCGCCGTTGCCAACGGCCTGCTGGAGGTGGAAACGCGGCGGCTGCTTCCGCACAGCCCGCACTTCTTTAATCAAACTGCGGTGCCGTTCGATTACGACAAGAACGCACCCGAGCCGAAACACTGGTACGGTTTTCTCGACGCATTATGGCCCGATGAACCGGCCGCCATCGATGTGCTCGGCGAATGGTTCGGCTACGTCATCAGCGGGCGGCTCGACCTACACAAAATCTTTGCCATGGTTGGGCCAACGCGCAGCGGCAAGGGCGTGATCGCACGCATTGAGACCGCGTTGCTAGGCGAGAAGAACGTCGCGGGCCCGACGCTGAGTTCGTTCGGAAATGAGTTCGGGCTGGAGCCGCTGATGGGCAAGGGCTTGGCCATTATCAGTGACGCACGTTCTGGCGGCGGCAAGAATTCCCCCGTCGTGGTCGAGCGCATGCTCTCGATCAGTGGCGAGGACACGCTGACGGTCCATCGCAAATACAAGGGCGCATGGAACGGCAAGCTTCCTACCCGGCTTCAGATCATCTCCAACGAACTTCCCCGGCTCGGTGACGCATCAAGCGCGATCGTCGGTCGTCTTGTGCTGTTGCTGACGACGCGCTCGTGGCTTGGCAAGGAGGATTACGAACTAGAGACGAAACTTCGCAAAGAGCTGAGCGGCATCCTGAACTGGGCGCTCGATGGCCTGCAGCGGCTCACCGTCGACAACGAAAATAAATTCACTCGGTTCGAAGCCGCCGAGGAAGCAATCACGCAAATGCGCGACCTCGCGTCGCCGGTCGGCGCTTTCGTTCGCGAGAAGTGCAAGCTCGGCTCCGGTGACGAGTACGAAATCGAGGTCGATATGCTCTATGACACCTACAAGGACTGGTGCCAGGTTTGCGAGTACCCGAAATCCCCTAAGGCCCATTTCGGCCGCGACCTGCGGGCCGCCTGCCCGTCGGTCAAAAAGACCCGGCCGAGAGACAGGAGCAAGCGTTATCACGTCTACAGGGGCATCCGGCTGCGCACGGAGAAAGACGAGGCCGAAGAGGCAAAGGCCGAGCAAGCGGCCGAAGCCGGGGCCCAGCAAGAGCTTCCTCTAGGTGAGGGCGAGAATACGTCGGTCACGGTGACCACTATGACCAAAGACCAGGAGGACCGAGGGGCAGGTGCGGTGGCTGGTCATAGCGGTCACAGTGACCAGCTAAATGTAACCCCTACTACAGACAGCCCAAATCCCGCGCGCGAAAGAGAACCACCTACCTATAGCGGGCTCCGATCGAAGCTGAGGTCCGACGACCTTCCCTATACCGGCCCAGTGGTGCCGGTGCCGAACCTGGGGTCCGACAGCCTCAACGACCACGGCGTGCCGCTGGCGCAGGCGCAGCCCGCGAACGGGGGCGAGCCCGGCCTGAGCCGTCGCCGCATCCAAGACCTTGCCGACTGGTACTCGGACCAGGGGCACCGGCGTCACAACGACGGCCTGCTCGACACCGCTGGTCTCGACGCCGAGCTGCGGGCGATCCTGCGCGAGGAGGTCGCATTCCCCGAGCACGTCGAGATCGAATTCGAAAGAGTGATGCAGGTCGTTTTCGCGGTGTGAAGGGTTACAATTGACGTGTCCGTCCTGCGGCGGGAAAGCCGATCTGCAGGTCGTCTTGGTTCAGCCGGGCCAGCGATCTAAACACGGAGAGGAAATCGCCAGATGCCGTCCTACGTCATTGTGCAACGGCTAGGGAGGATCGGCGAAACGGTTGAGGCGACGCTTTGTGCCCCCGGCGTCCTCGGCTTTCCTGACCGTCGAACCGACGTGCCCGTCCGCGTCCGCCTTGTCTCGGAGCAGGTACTTTCTGTCGACGACGAGCCCCGCGGGATCATTTGGGGCGAGGGGGGAAACGGCACCGCCACTTTTTTGGTAAATGGCAGCACAAAGGGCCTCCGCAATCGCGAACGACGCGTCGCTCTGGCGCGGGCTTCCGAGTTATTGAAACAACTCACGTCGAGCCTCATGCCGCTTGCGGCCGAAAGCGCGGAACCAGAACTCGTAGCCGAAACGTTGCGGCGGCTGTCTGACTGGATCGCGAGAGAGCGCGAACGTGCGACGGTTGCTGAAGGAGCCCGCCATGACCACGCTCAATGACGCAAAGGCGAACGGACACGCCGAGCCCGCGACGCGCGCTTGGGATGCCCACTTAGCGAGGCTCGAACGGCGCATCGCCGAGATCGCCGAGACCGGTGAGCAGCGGATCGTAGTTCTGCGCGATGCGATTGGTGACTTCTGCGCGGCTGAGCTGGCACAGCGTGACGACGAGATCCGGACTCTGAAAAAGCATATCGCCGATCTTGAGCAAAAGCTTCAGCAGAAGAGCGCGGTCGATGAGCAAGTTCATGAGATCGCGATGCGCCTTGAGGAGAAGGCCGCACGGCGCGACGAAGCAAAGCGCGGGCCGCAAGGCTTGAAGGGTCCCAAGGGCGACAAGGGCGACCGCGGCGTTCCCGGCAAGAACGGCATCTCTGAGACCATCAAACAAACCGTCAAAATCGAACGCTGGATCATTGATCGGGCAAGTTTCACCGTGCGCGGAGTTTTGAGCGACGGCAGCGAAACGCCGGTGCTCGACCTGCGCCCGCTCTTTGAAGAATATCAGGCTCAAGTCGGGGGCTAACCATGATGCCGACCGTGCGCTCCCTGGTCTCTCGCGTCATCGCGCCTTTGGTTCGCGCGGTCGAAGGGGAGCCGCAGCGCGGTCCCCATTATCTGCCGCTGACCGGCGGCTGGCTGCCGGACGGCGCTTCTGTCAACTGGTGGCAATTGGGGCTGAGCCCGACAGGTGGCGAGCGGTCAGCGGTGGTCGAACGTTGCATCAGCCTTTACGCGGAGACGGCCGCGTCGCTGCCGGGTGCGCATTGGCGGAGGAACGCGAGAGGCGGCCGCACGCGGGTGGAAAATTCGGCGCTGTCGCGCGTGCTGCATCGCCCGAACGACTACGAGACGGCCAGCAGCTTCATGCTGAACGCCGTGCATAGCTTGTATCGTGAGGGGAATAGCTTTGCGTTGGCGCTGCGGAATGAGCGTTTCGAAGTTGCGTCGCTGCATCTCATGAACCCGCGAATGAGCGGGCCGCTAGTTGCCGAGACCGGCGATATTTTTTTTCGCCTTGGCGGCAATCACGTTGTGGATCGCTTGCTCGGCGGCGATCAGCTAATCGTTCCGCAGCGTGACGTCCTGCATATCAAATTACACACCAATCACCGGTACCCTTGGCCGCTGGTGGGCGAGACGCCGCTCACGGCCGCGCTGATGGACATTGCCGTCGGCAACGCGTTCGCGCAGCAACAGATACAATTTTTGCTCAATCAGGCGCGCCCCAGCGCCGTGCTCAGCACCGATCTAGTGCTCAGTCGCGAAGAGGTGCAGCAGATTCGGGATCGCTGGCTCGAACAATCAAAAGGCCTGCATCAGGGCGGCACCCCGATCTTGACCGCAGGGCTGAAGGTGATGCCATGGTCGACTCCGGCCAAGGATGCGCAGCTCGCAGAACTGAGCAAGCTGTCGGCCGAACGGATCTGTTGGGCGTTCGGCATTCCGCTGCAGCTGCTCGGCCTCGCCACCACACCGGCCACTTCCACCGAGGCGCTTATGCATTTTTGGTTGGCGACCGGGCTGGGCTTTTGTCTGAACCACGTCGAGCAGGCGTTTGATCGCCTATTCGATCTCAAGGGCGAGCCCGAAGAGTATTGTGAATTCAACACCGACGCTTTGCTGCGCTCAGCGCAGAAAGACAGAGTCGAGGCGCTCGTGCGCGGCGTTCAAGGCGGTGTGTTCGCGCCGAACGAGGCGCGCAATATGGAAGGGTTCGACAGTGTGCCTTATGGCGACGAGCCACGCACCCAGGCCCAGGTGGTCCCGCTTTCGGCCGCTGGCAGCATTCCAACTGCGCCAGGACCAGCAGTGTCGCCGTCCGCGCCGGTAGCGAGAAATTACGACGCTGCCGTCAAGCTCGACATCGACGCACTGAGGGCGCGCACGAAGCGTCCCGAGGCATCTGCGGAGCCGCAGGCGCGTGTGATCCGCAAAACGCGCGAGAACGCTTTTTTAGGTTGAGTGGACGGAGGCTGCCCTTCCCGCATCCGCGGCGGCAACGGGCGAGTTGTAAGGCACTTCAAGGCGTTCTTCTGGTCTCCGTCCGGGCATCGTTACCATTACCGATGCCTGACATCCCCCAGTGAAAGGACGCAAGCCGCCACTTTAACATCGCAGCCAGTGGAGGTCACGATGTCGATGACAATCCTGAAGAACGGGCGCACGCGTCTGGCGTTCCAATTCGGTCGCGCGTCCGCCTTGCGTTCGGCTAGCGACGTCATCGACCAGCTGCAGGCGCAACTCGATGCCGAGCGCAAGCAGCACGCCTTCGATGTCGCCGAGTCGGAGAAGCAGATTGCCATATTGATACGCAACTTGATGGCAGGCGAAGTACGAGCTGGCCCAACGCAATCTGGTCGAGACCTTCGCCAAAATGGAGAGTCCATCAGCAAGGCTGCATTAGCTCAGCATGCGGTAGATCAAACGCGTTTGTTCTCCACCCACTGTGCTCAAGCGATCAACGCCTCGACGTCGAATGTGGGCGCGCGCATGGGCGTGACGCCAAACGCCATCACTAACGCGGTCATGCCGTCAATCCGTCCGGTCGAGCGTTTCTTTGAAAGCTTCCTGTTACCAGCAGGATCGCGGTCGATGACGGCATTGCTCGCACACATCTGCAATATCGGGTGATCGCCGTGGCGCAATTTCTTTTCGAGGATAACGCTTTCGAGATCACGCAACGCGGGGGCTCATACTTTTGAAACCTTGGCCAAAGCCGACGAACTTGTCCTTGATCGCCTGCTCGCTGAATCCGGCGGTCAACAACCACGGTTTAAATGCTGCATGTTCCATCTATCAAACGCGATCTTGGCGACCCGGTGCTGATCGAAGACGCGTTTGAGATGATGCGCGATATACTCGTAGCTCACGAACGATCCAGGCGTCGTCTCTAAAAAACCTTTGGCGTGCCAAGTATCATACGGCACGCGATCGGCGTGCGCTTTATCAGCTAATCCATCGTTCGGCAGCCAGAAGGTTGGCTGTACATGCCATACACCATCGCGAATATCCTGACCGATCAAAACCAGCGCGGTCAGGTCGCGTGTCTCGGAGAGATCAAGCCCAGCGAAGACATCACGCCCGCGCAGATCGAGCGGCGCGCCCGCGCACGCTTTCCACTGCGCCGACGTCACAAACGGCGATGATGCCTCGACGCGCTGGTTAAGCACCAAGTTACGGTAGGCCGCCTCACGGGCGGGCATGCGTTTCGCATCGGAGGCCATGGCGAGCACCTCGTCGGGGTTCTGAAAATTGCCGAGCGCCGGGTTGGCGAGCTTGATCGTTGCAATGTCGAACGGATCGGCATCCGGCGGCGCGGTATAGAGCGAGCAGATGACACGGGGATCATGACCGGCCGTCGCGTCGTCGAGCAAAACCGAAAGCAGGTCGGCATCAGAAACCGCCTGCGTCGAAATGACGACTGACAGCGGCGCGAGCTGAGCGGCACTTCCGGTTTCGATCGCCTCGAATAATTCGCTGCGCGGACCGCGGACAAGGCCAAGTTCATCGTGCACAACAAATGCGGGACTTAAGCCATATGCGACCGCGCTTTCCGACGATAGCGCGCGATATGCGCTGCCCCGCGCTGGGCACACCAGTTG